GGTTGGTGGCCCATCCGACCCGATTGTCGACCAGGACCGAACCATCCAGCATGGGCTCGGTTTTGTGCCCATCGTGTGGATCCGCAATCTTCCAGGCCTGTCCGTCACGGGCGACGCCAGCGACGGCGTTTGTACTTTCCGCGCGGCGGTCGAGACCCAGGTCGAAATTGACTATCAGCTGAGCCAGGCCGGACGGGGCCTCAAATACAGTAGCGACCCGACGCTGCTCATCAAGGAGCCGGCGACCTCTGACGGCGAAATCATAAAGGGCGCCGGAAACGCCCTTGTGGTGAGCGAAAAAGGTGATGCTAAGCTCCTCGAGATCGGCGGCACCGCCTCTGCGGCGGTGATCGAATACGTTCGCACGTTGCGAGAACTCGCACTCGAAAGTATTCACGGCAACCGTGCCGGCGCCGATCGGCTTACCGCCGCGCAGTCCGGCCGTGCGCTCGAGCTGATGAACCAGGGGCTGATATGGCTGTCAGATAACTTGCGTGTCAGCTACGGCGAAGGCGCGCTCCTCGCCTTGGCGCGCATGGTGCTGCGCGCGGCCCAGGTCTACCGGCTCACCGTGATGGGCGCCGACCTTCCGAGCCTGGATCCAGCAGCACGTCTTTCTTTGAAATGGTCCCATTGGTACCCAATGACCGCGGACGACCGGCAGAAGGACGCACAGACGCTCGCGACCCTACTAAATTCGGGCCAAATCAGTCGCGAGACCGCGATTAAGGCGATCGCGGACACGTACGACATCGAGGATGTCACCGCCGAGCTCGCACGTATTAGCAGCGATCAACGTAAGCCAGGTTTGAAGACGGAACCATGACCCAGCAAGCAGACCCACCAACCGAAACACCGCTGCTTTTGCCAGCGGGCGCAGATGTCTCCGCAGATCTCCGCCTTCGAGCCGAAACGGCCGAACGGAAATTAGCGGCGTTACAAAATGAGACACGGACCAAATTGATCCGGGCAGAATTAAAGGCTGAAGCAATTCGCGCTGGCATCGTCGATCTGGATGGGTTGAAGCTTATTGACCTAACCGGTGTACAACTCGACTCGCAGGGCGAGGTCGAGGGAGCCCCAGCACTGATGGCACAGTTGAAGCGCGCCAAGCCATGGCTATTCTCATCAATATCATCGTCACCTGCGGTTAGTCCCCCGCCGGCGCAGCCGCCACGCCCCAAGCTGGCCACCGAGATGACGGATGCCGAGTACCTTGCAGCCCGAGCAGCACTACTAAAGCGCCGCGTCTGATCCAACCGAACCGCCGCCTGTGCTATCTCGGGCGCGGAAATTCATCTGAGAATTGAAGGAAACTTGCGCATGGGGATCCAGAACTTTCCCGCGGTGTTGCAGCCCATTATCCAGCAAGGCTTTCTGGAGCGCGAGTTTCAACAGGCCTTGCGGTCGACCCTCGGCTATCGAGCCTGCGCAGATCGCGTCAGCATTTCAGTCGGGATTGGTGAGACGCTTACCAAAACTCGGGCCGGGTTGAAGCCATCGGTCACTACACCGCTGGCTCCCTCGACCAATACAAACTTCGACAATGGCCTTACGCCGACTAGCTGGAACGTCGAACAGTTCACCCTGACCATAAATCATTACGCGGCGACCACGGATTTGAATATGGTGACGAGTCGGGTCGGCATTGCGTCGCAATTTCTGCAAAATGCTTATGTCAACGGCGAGCAAGCCGCACGCAGCCTGGATGAGCTCGCGAGGAACGCCTTGTTCAGCGCATATTTTGGCGGCAATACGCGAGTCAGGACCACTCTCGGCGCAGCAGGCCCTGCAGTTACTATCGACGACATTCGCGGCTTTCAGAACGTGTTCGTGAACGGCGTGCAGCAAGCCGTCAGCGGCGCAAATCCATTGACGTCGACAGTCGGAGCAAATGGCTACACCCTGATCGGTGCCGTTGCCGACGTTACGAACGTGTCGACTGCGCCGGGCGGCATTTCCGGGGTTCTCACTTTCTCGGGTAACGTATCGGTCTCCGATGCAACTGCCGGCAACACAGTAGTTGCCACGAACGCGTCGGTAATTGTTCGTCCTTCACAGCGCGCCAATACGGCACTCCTCGGCGCCGGCGATACGCTGGCCATGTCGTGTTTGCTGGATGCGGTCGCCAAACTCCGCCAGAACGCAGTGCCCGGTATCGGTGGTGTATACAATTGTTATCTGGACCCTGTGTCGGCACGACAGCTGTTCGCGGACCCCGATTTCAAGCAGCTGTTCCAAGGCGCCACATCGGCCAACCAGGTGTTCCGCCAGGGCATGACCAACGACTTTTTGGGCCTTCGATTTGCTCCGACCACCGAGGCCTTCGTGCAGCCACACCCGACATTGACCAACCTTATGATCCGTCGCCCCATCGTCTGCGGCCAGGGAGCACTCGTCGAAGGCGATTTCGCCGGCATGGCCGCGGAAGATGTTGCGCCAAAGGATTCCATTGTATCGATTGTCGACGATGTCGCGATGGTGACTCGCGAACCAATCGACCGGCTTCAGCAGATTATCGCTCAGTCGTGGTATTGGATGGGTGGATTTTCTGCACCCTCCGACACGACAACCAATCCAACGACGATCCCTACAGCAACCAATGCTGCGTTCAAACGCGCGGTCATGGTGGAGCATGTCGGCTGAGCCGTAAAGGACTTAAACGACAATGACGACAGGCTCAACGACACCGTTCCGTCCGACCGGCACGGTCGCACTCGCAGCCGGTGCAGTATCGGCAAGCGTTTTACTTGCCGGGGGCGGTGACACGGTCGTGGTTACCAATACCACATCTGCCTTGGCCTACGTCCGCTTTGGAGCGGACCCAGGCGTCTCGGCCTCAAACGCTGACATGCCGGTCTTGCCGAACGCCAGAGTGATACTCTCGATCAATCTTCTGATCCTTTATGCCGCCGCGGCACTGGCAAGTGGCAGTGGAACCGTGCTGTTCACTCGCGGCGATGGGTCGTATCTCTGATGGCGTTCACCGACGTTGAGAGGACCGACATTCGTCGCTTTTGCGGCTATCCGGCCTACGGTGCGGCCCCGGTCGGATTTCAGACATGGCGCTTCTACCAAGTATACGGGACGTTAGAGTTTCGCATGAATAATCTCTCGGATGCCGAGGCGGTGGTGGTTCGTCGCTATATCGCCACGCTTACCATGCTCGAAGGTGCCATTCCGCGCGCCGGGGAAAGCCTAGATACCGATCAAGCGGCTGTCTGGACGAGAAACCGAGATGAGCCGCGTGATCGTGCTCAGCTGTTTGATGATTGGCGCCGCCGTTTGTGCGGGTTCTTCGCAATACCGCCCGGACCCGCACTGGCGAGTGGGGGCGTTACATTGGTGGTGTAATGGACGCCGAACGCCTTCAGGATCGCATCCGCTGGGGCCTTAACGTCGCTGCTAGGACGCTTGGTGTTGCCACGGACGTGTATCGCCCGTCCGGCGTCTCCGAACCCCTGCGGCCGTCAAATCGCATTCTGCGGATGCATGCGGCATTCAGCGCGCAAGACGGACGCTTCTCGCAGCCTGATGGCTTCGGTGCCGCATTGTGGCACGGTCTGTTCGATGCGGCCTACACCCAGCCCGGTGATTATCTTGTGCAGGATGGTGCAGTGTGGTTCATCGCCGCTCAGCAGCGGTTGCTTCCCGTGCTTTGTGTTCGTACTACTCGAACGCTGAGCTTTTCTCGAGCCGGGGCACCCACCTCTACCGGTGTTAACAGCTACGGGGGCATCACCGCGGTTACCACAACGCCATTGCTGACTGGTTGGCCCGCAAGCGTCTTGGGTGCCTCAGGCGGTGGCCGACCCGACACCGATCTACCAGGAGATACTACCGTCCCGTACTGGAGCGTCCTACTCCCGGCGTGGCCTGGCGTCACCCTCCTTACCGCCGATCTCCTGACCGATGACCTAGGCCGTAATGCGACTGTTGCGGCGGCGGAGCTCACCGCTCTCGGCTGGCGTGTCACGGCCAAGCAGGCGACGACCTGATGGCTGACCAGTCGGATGTAGAGAACGTGCTGGTTACGCTTGCTGCCACCGCGCTCTACCCGCAGGGAACCAGCGCGCCAAGTGTTGCTGGTGCTGATTGTCGTATCTACCGTGGTTGGCCGAATTCCGCTGCATTGGACGCAGATCTCGCGGCGGGGAAGATCAACGTGACTGTTTTTCCGGGCACCGGGGCAGGGCGGACCACCACTCGATATGCGCAAGAATGGGTCGGAACACCGGCACAACCTGGTCTTACGATGCTTGTCTCGGGCAACACGGTCACGCTGGGTGGGACCGCCGGCCCGGGCCAACTAGCGGGCTTGTTGATCGACGGCCAAAGCTATGTCTATCGCAACAAGGCTGGTGACACCCCGGTTTTGGTCGCGGCAAATCTGGCGACACTCGTTCGGGCAAATGCAATCGTCCAACTGTCCGGCGCCGTAATTAGCATCCCTGGGGCCGGTAAGTTACTCGCACGTATCGTCGCCGACGCCCCAGCACTGTACGAGACTCGACGCCAGAACCAGAGCTTTCGTGTCATATGCTGGTGTCCGACGCCCAAGATGCGTGATGCCACGGCAATCGCGATAGATGGCTCGCTGGCGTCTATCCATTTTGTGAATTTTCCCGATACCACCGTTGGCCGACTGGTTTATTTGGGCACCACGGTGTTCGACCAATCTCAGGATGCGTTGCTATACCGGCGTGACCTGCTCTACAGCGTGGAATATCCCACTGTGCTCGCGGTTTCACAACCTGCCATGCTGTTTGGTGATCTGGCGATCAACGCCGCACATTTTACCGTCTGAATGTCGGAGCGCCTATGGACATACACTTAGTAGTGGTAACGCCGTTCGCCGATTTGAAACGTGGCGACATCGTTACGGACATCGCCCGCATTAGGGAAGTTCTCGCCAGCGAGCACGCGCTTTGTGTCGTGCGTGTGGCACTTCCAGCGAACAGGGAGGGCTGAATCCCATGCCGATCGTCCAGCAAGGCAGTATCAACACCACCGCATTGGTCGTGCCCGACCTCTATGTTCAAATCGTACCACCGCAGAACCTTGTCCTCAATGGCGTGCCGACGAACGTGCTGGGCATCGTCGGGACAGCATCCTGGGGGCCCGTCGGCCAGCCAGTAATCGTTGCGACTATGGCGGACTATGCCCAAGGCTTTGGCCCGATCGTCGCTCGCAAGTACGATATGGGCACTCAGGTCGCTACAGCAGTTCAGCAAGGCGCGCAGGACTTTCGCTGTGTGCGAGTGTCGGACGGCACCGATACCGCGGCTCAAGCTGTAATGCCTAACACAACGGTGACTTTCACCGCCCTCTACAGTGGTTCGCTCGGAAACCAGGTGACCTTGGCTCTGACCTCTGGGTCCAAAGCGTATACTTGGCGTCTTACGATCTCACTACCGGGCCTGCAACCGGAAGTTTATGATAACATAGCTGGTTCCGGTGGTCCCTTTTGGCGCGCGTTGGCCGATGCGGTTAACCAAGGTCAGGGGCCACAACGCGGTCCTTCCCAGTTGGTGATCGCTAGTGCTGGCGGTGCCACGGTGACCCCAACTGTTTCGGTCATTTCTCTGGGCGGCTCCGTCGCGGGCACCGACGGCGCGTCAAATGTGACAGCCGGGGCATTGGTCGGGTCCGACGTCCCACCTCGTAACGGGATGTACGCGTTGCGTGGCCAGAACTGCGGCATCGCGCTATTGGCCGACGCCGACGACCCCAGCGAGTGGACGACGCAGATCGGATTCGGATTGCAAGAGGGGATCTATATGATCCTAACCGGCGCCGTGGGCGACACCATACAGAACGCCGTCGTGGTGAAGCAGGAAGCCGGCGTCGACAGCTACTCCGGCAAATTGATGTTTGGAGACTGGCTGTGGTGGTCCGACCAGGTCAATAGCACGATCCGGCTGGTGTCGCCGCAAGGTTTCGCAGCCGGCAGGCTTGCCAATCTGTCACCGGAACAGTCTAGTCTCAACAAACCCCTCTATGGTGTCGTCGGCAGTCAAAAATCTGGCACGCCCGGTTCCGGTCAAAGTACGTCGTATTCCGAGGCCGACCTCTCGGTCCTGCTCAGCGCTGGAATCGATGTTATTTGCAATCCGCAGCCTGGCGGAAACTTCTGGGGGGTCCGTGGCGGTCATAACTCTTCGTCGAATGCAGCAATTGATGGCGATAACTACACGCGGCTTACAAATTACATTGCAGCAACACTGGCGGCAGGGATGGGTCTTTACGTCGGCCAGGTCATCAATTCCGACCTTTTCCTTCGGATACGGGCGACCCAACTTAGCTTTCTACAGAACATGCTTGGCCAGGGCCTGCTTGGCAGCACGGACGGAAGCCTTCCATTCAATGTGATCTGCGACACCTCGAACAACCCAACGATCCGAACCGGCCTGGGCTATGTTCAATCAGACGCGCAGGTGCAATACCAGGCGATAAACGAGAAATTCATTGTCAACATCGAGGGGGGACAGACCGTGCAAGTGTCTCGCCAAACGCTGCCGAGCGGACAAGTGAATTAAGGAACCCCGATGTCATTTACCAATTTCTCGATCGGCCGCGACACCCAGCTCGTGGTGATGGGCCCCACTGGCCGTATCGACCTCACTCACGTAACCGGGTTTGAGGCCCGTCAGATGACCCAGTCGGTACGGATCGGCCGCTTGGATGGTATTCAGATGGGTACCGAACTGCCGAAGGGCTGGGAGGGTGGCTTCGAAATTGAGCGCGGCGACTCGAACGTCGACGACTTCATATCCGTATCAGAACAGGCGTATTTCAGCGGGGGCTCGGTAGCCCCGGGCACGATGTACCAATATGTCACGGAAGCGGACGGCTCAACTTCAACCTACCAATACGATGGTGTGATCTTCAAGTTAGCGAGCGCAGGTCAGTGGAAAGGCGACAGCAGCGTAAAGCAGAAGTTGGACTTCTTCGCAACTAGGCGCCAGAGAGTTTGATGACACCAACGGACATAATTGCCGCGGCAGCTGCTGCCAGCAAGATTATCACTGACGCGGATGGACGACGGTTGACGATCCGCCGTATGAGCGCGTTGGACAAGCTTCGTCTGTTTAAGGCAGCAGGCCCGGTCTTGGCCCAGAATCAGCCTTGGCTCGGCATGGCAATGCTCGCATGCTCGGTTGCCGCCATCGACGACATCCCAATCCCATCCCCGGCAAATGAATTGCAAATCGAAGGCCTGGTTTCCCGCTTGAACGATACCGGCATTTCCGCGGTTGCCGATGCACTGCGGGTCGCCGCGGAGCCAAACCGCGCCGAACTGGCGGCCATCGCGGGAAACTGAGCCGGCACCCCGACCTGATCGATTGCCTCTACTTGATCAGGAACGGGGTGCCGTTCGACGTGGCCTTTAGCCTTCCACCCGATGAGCGCCTCGCTTGGATCGTGGCGTTGGGCACTATGGATGGGCGCCAGTTCGACTGGTCGTCGATGAGCTGGAAGGAGCGGAAGTGATATCTTTGTTCGCCATTCAGACAGTAATTTCCTACTTAGATCGAATCGACTTCCCCACAATCGAACATGATGCGCTCGAAGCAGCCGCAAGGCAGATTGAGGAAGCCGTGAAGCACGAATTGTCGCATTCCCCCGGTGGCGACCACACCGCCCCATGGCTTGAAACGGGTCGACTGCATGACTCCATCTCTCATGAGGTCCGGGATACCCTTGCAGCCATTGGATCCGACGAGCCGGTGGCCGTTGATCAGGAATTTGGCACACGGACCGTTCCGCCGCGACCGTTCTTCGCCCCGGTGGTCGCGGCGGATGGTGAGGAGATCTCGCACACGATCGCTGCGACCTTTGCGCGCGCGCTGACGGACAGATGACGTGCTAGACGCCTATACGGTGGGCATCACTCTGGCGCTCAATAATGGCGTCTCCGACGGCGTAGCGGCGATCCGTCGCGATCTAATGGATCTCAACCAAGTAGCGGAGAGTTCGGCCAATGCACTGACCCGAGTACAGCACCTCACCGACGCCTTGAACATGGTCGGGCCGACAATGCGTGTCGTCAGCGCACCCAACAGCTCTTTGGGCATTCCAACTGAGCCCGTGCAACAAGACTCGTTAAGTTACCAACCGGCGGAGCCGTCAACGGTCGAAGTTTCGCCCCCAGCCGAGCCGTCATCGGCTGACCTGCGGCCCACGGACATGGGTGTTGGACCGTCCAGCGGGCGGGGTCCGTACCAAGCTGCCCTGCAGCCAGCGGTGGTCGCAAGCCCCGTCCAATCGACCATCGAACAAATGGGAGCGCTCGCTGAACCAGTGCCGGCTCGTGCGGTTCAAGCATCTGGTGTCTCGCCTGCAATGCCGAACATCCCGTCGCGGCCGGATAACCCGCCTCCGTCGCCTGAACCGCTGTCCGAACTCCCTTCAAGTGTTGCCGCGCCATCGCGGAGCGCGCCGGTAACGCCGATGCCGCCAATTTCCGCGCCCCCGGCCTCGATCATCGAGACCGATCACTCATTCCATCTGAATGTCGCTGCTTCCCCCGAGGCGACGCCAGGCACACAGCCGTCCGTGATCCGCCGCGAAACGCCCTCGTCGGCATCGCCTGTCTTCGCAACGCCGCCAGTCTCGCTTATGCCTGTGTCGTCGCCCCAACGACCTGTCGCGGCATTGCCTCGGTTGGCGCCGGTGCGGCCGCCTGCAGAGCCAGACGCGACCCAAGGGGAGCGCACCCCGGACGGCCGATGGAGCGAAGCGTCACCGGTAGCCCCGTCCTTCAAATTTCTCGCAGCCGATCCGCCTAGCGCCCCGTCCATGATGCCTTCGGCGGCTCCTCCACCGACTGAAACCCGGTCGGAGCCTATGCAGGGCGATGTATACCTTGACGGAACCCGGCTTGGCCGCTGGATGGTAGATCATTTGGCACGTGAGGCTGGCCGGCCGCCAGCTGGAACCACGAATTTCGACCCGCGGCTAAGCGTAACATGGCCCGGGCCCCCTATCTCATCATAAAGCCGGTATTCTGACCATGTCCGATATTGCCTTATTGCTTGGCCCGATTGAATTCCAGGATTTCGAGATCCCGTCTGACATCAAATTCGGTGGGACACAGCGTCTTGCCGTGCATCAC